CTTGTGTAAAGTGTAGCGATACCAATGGCTACGAGTTCTCTTGAGTAATTTTTGAGTAATCGTATGCTTTTTCTACCCGCTGATTGACCCTTTCATCAGCCTCTTTCCGAGGCTCTGTAAAGGTGTGAACGTAGACTTTCTTCATCGTATCGTCGGTCTTCCAGCCGCCTCTCTCCTGAGCAATATTGGCTGGTATGTTCTCCTCTGCCATGACGGTGGCTGCGATGTGTCTTAGCTTATGAAACGACATCTCAGGCAATCCGGCATTGCGAAGCAGACGCTTTAGCCGTTCATTAAGAGCATGGACAGAGCGAGGCTCGATGATGTCTCCGTCAACCTGATCTATCAGAGCCTGAATGCGAGGCGTGATGTCGAAGACGCGAGGACGGTCTGGCTCCTTATCCCCTGCGCTTCTGACCGGAACTCCGTCAACATCTACAACAGTCTCTACGATGTATAGCTTTCCGTCACGGATAGACTTGGACTTCGTAAGCCCTCGAATCTCCGAAGCAGACATAGTATACTGCATAGCAAGTAGCCCCGGCAATTCCATATCCGTACCGGCAAGAACCGGGACAACGGTGCTCATCGGCAAAACAACAGGAAATTGCCGAGGTATATCAGGTAAAGCAACGACTGGCTTAAAGTCAGGGCGTTGCTTTTTTATTGCCGAAATCACGAGATTGTAAGCATCCGTAACTGTCTTCGGAGAGATAGTACCGCCTTTTCTCGATTGCAAGCCCAGCTCACGCTCGACTGCTTTGTCCAGCATATCCTCATCTACTTCCATCACATCCTCCTCCATCAACTCCTTGAATCGACAGCGGATGATGTAGTCGTAGTTTGAGCTGGTGCTTGCCTTGTGCCTGTTCTTCCTGCTCTCAGCATACTCAGCTACAGCCTGAGCTACCGTCATCCCCTTGCCCTTGCTTGGCAGAGGGAGATAGCCATGCCTGTAAGCGTCTATGTGAGCTATGAAGTCAGCTTCAGATCGGGCAACTATCCTGACGCGAACACCGTCTACCATGACCTGACCGGAGAGCGAGCCATTCTTCAACTTGCGAATGTTCTTCGGGAGCTCAGTCTTCTTGCGCTTTTCTCTGAACTGTTTCTGACCACAGAACCGGCAGAAGAGGCTGCCGTCTTCGATCTCCATTTTGCAGTTTCGGCAGCGCATTTGGATCAGACCCCCTCTCATTCCGAGTTAAACTTCGCAGGTGCGCTTTTTATCCTTGGCAGGGATAAATTCACGTCCAGAATAAAGTGCGCTAAAACACCCCTTAAATTGGCTCAGAGAGGCATGTTCGGATTTGCGTTCAATCCGGCTACAAAAGCCATCACGATCTGCTTCTGCTGAGGAGTCAGCTTGGCTATGGCTGCGTAGAGAGGGTCGTTGGTAGCGACAGCGGCGTTTCTGGACGCCAGCTCTTCGGCTTCGAGGTCAACATACATGAGGTCATAGGCAGCCACACCGAAGAATTCGGTTATGCTGTTCAGGTTCTCGGCGTTTGGCTTCGAGCCTCTGCGCCAGTAAGACACCGTGCCTCTGCCAGCTACGCCGCATTTCTGTGCAGCATCGTAGATGGAGATGCCTCTCTTGCGGCAAAGGAACTCGTAGTTCTTCCAAAAGTTGTTGGAATTCTGCACGAATAATCACCTCACTTTTGTGCAAAACGTAGAACTTAACAAAGTCAGAGAAAATTCAGTGGACATTCAGAACTTGTTCTGTTATACTGAACATGTACTGAACAGGCTCTGAGTTTTCTCCTTCCTCACCATCAGTTTATCACAACATTATCAGTTTGTAAAGTAAAAAATCAGAAAGGAGAATGCGGATGGATGGCTGTCAAGAAACACAAGGATGCTCTGCCGATACAGGTTAGGTACTTCAAGTGCCCTGTATGCGGAACGATAGCACCTGCAACTAAGACCCGGCACAAGACGAGCAAGGGTCACATCAAGACGATGTATTGCTACGTCTGCAAAGAGATAACCGACCACAAACAGACTGAATGAAAGGAGAGCCAATGGACGAAGACAGAATCAGCTGGGAAGAGGGCGGCAGATACGATGAAGGCGGTAATTTCTACAACTGCTACCACGATGAGAATGGGAAGCTCGTATGGCTCCCCGAAGCAATCGAGTACGCAAAGCGTCATGGCTTTACGAATATCACGAAAGGATGAATGAAATGGACGAGAAAACCCCTGTAGCTGAAACCGCGCTGGATGTGCAGAAGACGGAGACCGCTGTAGCTGCTGCTCCTGCCACGTCGATGAACTGGCTGGACAACAAGACGATGGCAGCGGCTTGGAAGACAGCTTCAATGCTGTCCTCTTCCGGGCTTCTCCCTCAGACCTATCAGAAGCACCCGGAGAATGTGCTGATCGCACTTGACCTTGCGAGCCGGATGGACATGAGCCTGATGACGGTCTGCCAGAATCTCTACATAGTTCAGGGGAAACCGGCTTGGAGCGGACAGTTTTGTATTGCGGCTGTGAACGCAAGCGGCAAGTACTCCCCTCTCGAATTCCTCTGGCTGGAAGACGGAGGCTGCATCGCTCAGGCGACAGACCTCAGAACCGGCAAGGTGTGCCAGAGCGCACCGGTAACGCCTGACACGGTCAAGGCTTTTGGCTGGGACAAGAAAGCCGGAAGCATGTGGAACATCCCCGGCATGGACAAGCAGATGTACATGTACCGGGCGGCAGCGTTCTTCGCAAGGACGTTCTGCCCCGACGTGCTCAACGGCGTCTACACTGCTGAGGAAGTCAGAGACATGACTTCTTGGCAGGGAGTGAAGAAAGAAGACTATGTGACGATGGAGGATAACAATGGTTAAGCTTGAGAAAGGCGGTCAGTACCGCGCAGAATTGGTCAGAAGCGGCGTTTCCCAGCGTGGTGACTGGGAACTGATTCGAGTTTCTGACGGCAAGAAGAAGAGCATCACCGTATGGCCTGATAACAAGCCGTCTGGCGTAGTCGAGGGCGGTGACTTCGTCATCGAAGAGATCACCACGGTCAAGCTTGGAGCCCGTAAGGACAGCCAAGGCCGTTGGTTCGATGACGTAAGCATCGAAGGCATCGTCCGTCCGGCTAAGAGCGTGAGCATGGACTACGACACGAACCTGCCGTTCACGATTGACGACAGCCCGTTCGATGACGACAATCCGTTTGCTCCGGGCGGTTCGCTGTACGTTCCTGAGGACGAGCAGCTGCCTCTGTAAGTGGAACGGAAAGGGGCTGGCGATTCAGTTCCTCGCCAGCCCTGATGCCAACAGCGTGAGCTTTCAGTAAGCGTGAGCTATTAGAAAAGGCTATTTAGAAGGGGAATAAAGCGTGAGAACTGATGTTGAAGCTTTAGCTGCCTACGATAAAGCACCGACTTTAACAGAAGTAGAAGGTTGGTGTAAGGCAAGAAACTCTCCAGTCAATCCTAACAGGTTCTTCAAGTACTATGACAGCTTAAACTGGTGCTTGCAGAATGGGAAGCCTATAGACGATTGGAGAGGATTGCTACAGGTGTGGGAAAAGCGTGAGCTTGAATGGATAAGCAAGAACCAGAAACAAGCTGAGCAGAGGACGGACAACCCGTTCTTGAAACTGTTACAGGAGGGAAAGGTTTGAATCTGTCAGAAGCGACAATGGTGCTGGCGGTTATGAGAGCTGCATATCCGCACAGCTTTAAAGACATGAAGCCGGATGACGCTATGGCAACAGCTCAGCTCTGGGCAAAGATGTTTGACAAGGAGCCTTACGAGGCTGTCAATGCCGCAGTCGAAACGCTGATTGCCACGAGGCAGGTCGGCTACTCCCCCACCATCGGTGAGGTAAAAGAGAAACTCCGCAGTCTGGTGAAAACTGATGAGCTAAACGATGCTCAGGCTTGGGCTCTTGTAACCAAGGCTTGCAAGAATGGGCTATACGGTTACAAGCAGGAATTCGAGAAGCTGCCGCCTCCGGTACAGAAAGCTGTGGGCAGCGCAGAGCAGCTGAGAGACTGGTCGATGATGGACGAAGAGACATTCCAGAGCGTCATCGGTTCCAACTTCAAGAAGACCTTCAAGGTCGTGGAAGAAAGAGAGAGGCAAGACGCCTTGATGCCTGATTCGGTCAAGAGCGTTGTGCAGAAGCTGGCGGGTGGCTTTGCGTTCCCGCAGTTAGGAGGGCAGGTTGGCAGGTAAGTTTTACGATTGCTGCTTCGGTGACTACAAAGGCAAACTCCGCTGGATAGTCAGCCATCCGAAGCACCCGAACGATCTGATAGTCAGCGCACCCGACGACATCGCTGCCATCAAAGCGGCTGGTGACTATTGGGGAGAGAACTGGCTGTCCTATGAGTTCTATCCGTACTGCAAGGTAAATAAGGCGTAAGAGAGGAGAAGACTTGAGTAACTACAGGGAATACCGAGACGCTGTCGGCATCAACAACGCCGACATGATTCGAGCAATCAGAGCAACCTACCGGAAATACGGCGGGGCTACGAACGCGATGGTCAACAACCCGGAAAGCTACGGTGTTCGACTCCTGCCGGAAGCGGAAAAGCTGCTTGCCGCACACTTCGGCTATGCCAACGGACTTGACGCCGTTAAGGAGAAGCCGGTCAGGAAAGCAGCCCTGAGAAAGAAACCAAACAGGCTGAGCGTTTACCTGTCAGATGACATGTATATGCAAATCAAAGACATCATGCTGAGAGACGGCTTTGATACCGTGCAGGACTTCCTTCTCAAGATGATTCAAGACTACTTAGGAGGCTAATATGGCAGTCGTAATTTTCATTCTGATGATCGTCGCAACCCTCGAAGCTTATGTCCTCTATAAGCAGGACTTGGAAATCAATAAGCTGAAGAGTCGGCTTTGGGATATGTCCGGCCTTGAGCCCGTCTTCTACGAGGCTGATTACGAGGAGGAGTAAGATGCCCAAGGGAATCAGGAATGTCAAGTGGTGCAGCCAAAACTTCACCGAACGAGACATGATGGACTACGAATGCAACTATGACGAGTGCCGGACTTGCGGATTCAACGTCCATGTCATGGACTTCCGCAAGCGACAAATCGAGAAATACGGTCTGACAAGGTGCGAAGACGGCTTGTACAGATACATCATACCGAAAAGGAGAAGAGGACGTGTCAGCGAGAAATAATAGCGGTGTTATGCAGTGGAAACGTGAACAGGCTATTGCCCTAAGGCAGAAGGGCATGACCTATCAGCAAATAGCAGACAGCATGGGTGTGTCAAAAGCCTATGTTGCTGTTCTCCTTGACAGGACAGTGAAGACCAGCAACTTCCACATCTGGCCTGTGGAGCTGTCCCCCTACCCTGTGCTTACGCGGTGGATGAACGACAACCAGATGACCCGGCAGGAATTGGCTGAGAAACTTGGCTATTCCATCTCGACCAACTCCACCTATATCGTGGACAAGATTATGCGGACAGACAAGTTCACCAAGAAAGAAATCGACAAGCTGCTGGAGATCACCGGCATGACGTATGAGGAGCTCTTCAAGAAGCGGTCTGTGCCTGATGCTCCCTATACGCAGCGTGAACATAAGCGGTATCGGGTCAAAGCGGAGGCAACAACA